GGGAGATTGAGGCCGATCTTGATGGCGCCGCGATGGCCAGCCTCGAGCCCGGCACCATGCAGGTTCTGCTACCCGGCGAGGATGTGACGTTCTCAAGCCCGGCCGATGTCGGCGGCGGCTATGAGGCGTTCCAGTATCGCACGCTGTTGGCGGTCTCGGCCTCCTTGGGGCTGCCCTACCACCTTGTCACCGGCGATGTGCGGCAGGCTAATTATTCGAGCCTACGGGCAGAGTTGGTCGAATTCCGCCGTCGTGTGCAGCAATTGCAGCACGGGGTGATTGCGCATCAGCTCTGCCGTCCGATCTGGCGTCGCTGGCTGGACACGGCGCAACTGGCAGGCCGGTTGGATCTCGCGGACCCGGCGGGTGCGCGGATGGTGCAGTGGATCCCACCACGGTGGGACTGGGTCGATCCACTCAAGGATATACAAGCGCAAGTTTTAGCCATGGAGGCGGGTATTACCTCGCGGCGCAAGGTGGTCGAAGCCACGGGCTATGATGTCGAAGAGGTCGATCGCGAAAACGCAGCCGATGCTGCGCGCACCAAGCAGCTGGGGCTCAGCTACCGCACCAGCCCTGGCGAGACGCAAGGTGCGCGTGCGACACCGAGCCAGACGCCGGAACCAGATGACAAAGGCGACGGGTCCGCCGCTCAATCCAAACAGGAGTGACACCATGAACAGTTGGTACACGATCCGTGCCCGGGCAACGGGCGCGGAAGTGCTGATCTATGACGAAATCGGCGCTTATGGCGTTTCGGCCAAAGGGTTTCTGGCCGAGCTTGGCGCGTTGCCAGATGATGCGCCGATCGATCTGCGGCTGAACAGCCCGGGCGGTTCGGTCTTTGATGCTGTGGCGATCTATAATGCGCTGAGCCGTCATGCGGGCACGATTACCGTCTGGATTGATGGCATCGCGGCCTCGGCTGCAAGCTATATCGCCATGGCGGGCGACGAAATCGTCATGCCGGAAAACGCCTTCCTGATGATCCATGACCCTTCGGGGCTGGTCATGGGCACGGCCGAGGATATGCGGTCAACAGCCGAGGCGCTCGACAAGGTGAAGGGCAGCCTGATCCAAGGCTATGCCGCGAAATCGGGCAAGTCTGACGACGAAATCGCCACACTGATGGCGGCAGAGACCTGGCTCGATGCCAAAGACGCATTGGATATCGGGTTTATCGACCGCATCGCCGAGCCTGTGAAACTTGCCGCGTCCTTCGATGTGGCAAGGTTCCGCAATGCCCCGCCTGAGTTGGCCGAAGCGGCGGGTGAACGCGATGACCATTCCAACGGCGACGCCGACGATGGTGATCTTTGCCATGTCAAGCCCCTGACGGGTGAAGCTGCGTCAAATGCTGTCACCCTTTCTGGCGAGGATGGGGCAGGTTCGGGTGTTCCCGTCGGAAACACCCGCCCATCCAGCCTGTCCGAGAGCAGTGTTGCAGTCGCCAACACTGCTCCGGAGGCCATCGCCATCCGCACCGAGGCCATTGCCCATGCCCGAGCGGTGATCGACCTCTGCCGCCTGGCTGGTCAGCCACAAATGGCAGGACAGTTCCTCGAGGAGGACGCCAGTCTCGATGCGGTGCGTGCCAGCCTGCTGGACGCAAAGGCTGGGGCTACACCGCAGATCAGCCCCCATCACCCACAACCCGGGCCCAACCCTACGGCACGCCCCTGGGGCGATGTCATCGCCCATACATTTAAATTGAAAGGATAATCTCCCATGCCGAAATTAACCGAAGGGCCGCATCACGGCGGCTTCCTCGTTTGGGAAGTCTTGCGCGACTACACCCGCGAAACCGTTACCCTCGCATCTGGCGCTGGCAAGCTTGCGCCGGGCACTGTGCTGGGCAAGATCACCACGGGTGGTAAATACACGGGCCTCGCACCCACCGCTTCAAACGGCAGCCAGAATGCCGCTGGTCTCCTGTGGGGAGTGGCTGATGCCACTGATGCAGATACTCCCGGTGTGGCACTCATCCGCGGCCCCGCCATCGTAAACCGTCATGAGATTGTCTGGCCCGAGGGTGCAACCGAGGCGCAGATCACCACCGCCACTACGGCACTGGCCGCTCTTGGCATTATCCTGCGCTGATCGCGCGCAGCTTTCCCCGTTCCTGTTTCAAATATAAAGGAGGCTCCCTGTGGCCACCATGGACATCTTTGAAGGCGACGCCTTCTCTATTATCGAGCTGACCCGTGCGCTCGAAAACATTCCCTTCAAACCGGCGATCCTGTCGGGTGCGAGCCTGTTCGGCAGCCGCGGCGTGCGCAGCCGCACGGTGATGATCGAAAGCCGCGATGGCACGCTTTCGCTTATCCCGTTCTCGGAACGCGGCTCGGCCTATGAGCAACAGGTGCCCGAACGGCGCGACATGCGTGCCTTTGTCTGCCGCCAGTTCAAAAAGCAGGATGTGCTCTGGGCCTCGGAAATCCAGGCGATCCGTGACTTTGGCTCTGAGACCGCAACCCAGCAGGTGCAAACCGAAGTGGCGCGCAAGATGGCGCGGTTGCGCAACGATGCGGAAGCCACCTTTGAGTTCCACCTCTTCAACGGCATCCAGGGCGTGGTGAAGGACCCGCGCGACGGGGCCACTGTGGCCAATTACTACACCGAGTTCGGAATTACGCCGGCTGCAGAGGTTGATTTTGATCTTGATAACCAGTCGCCAGGCTCGGGGGCCCTGCGCAAGCGCTGTCAGGCAATGATTGAAAGTGTTGAGGACAGCCTTGGTGGCCTTGCCGCCGGTCAGATCCAACTGCGCGCCGAATGCGGCTCGGCCTTCTTTGCGGATCTGGTCGCCCACAAGGAGGTGCGCGAGACTTATCTGAACACCGCCGCGGCGGCCGATCTGCGCGGCCGCGTGAGCGAAGAGGTCAGCTTTGGGGGCATTACTTTCCGCCGGTATCGCGGTGGTCTCGGCTTCGGTGTACCGACTGACAAGGCATACTTCTACCCTGAGGGCGTCGAGGGGCTTTTCGAGATCTACTACGCGCCTGCGGATACCTTCGAGACGGTCAATACGCTCGGCCTGCCGCTTTATGCGCGCATGATCCCGGATCGCGACCGTGATGAATGGGTGCGACTTGAGATTGAAAGCAACCCGCTGCCGATTTGCACGCGGCCGCAGGTTCTTCGCACTGCAAAGCGGACGTGATGACCGCCTTTGCTGACGCGTTGGGGGTGCTGTTTGTTGATCCGAACATTGCTGTCGAGATATGGCATCGTGACAGCGAGGGGCAGTTCACGCGGGCACGGGGCATCCTGCGCCGTCCTGACGAGATCACAGAGTTCGGATCAGCCCGTCTACTCTCAGATACGACACGCATCGACGTTCAGGTTGCAGATATCCCGGATCCGCGCCCACAAGAACAGATCCTGATTGGCGAGGAAACGTTCCTGATCCAGGGTGAACCGCGCCGCGACCGCGAGCGGTTGGTCTGGACCATTGAGTTGTGTCCTGCATGAAGCTCGGGCTCGACATCAGCCCTGATCTCGTTGCCCTCATGGCAGCCGAGGTGAAAGCCGGTGAAAAGGCCGTCAGCGCAGCTATGCGCGAAGCTGGCACGGACCTGAAAACCGCATGGCGCGGGCAGATCACGCAAGCGGGCCTGGGTCGGCGATTGTCGAACTCGATCCGGAGCCAGACCTATCCGAGATCTGGCGAAAGCTTGAAAGCAGCAGCGCTGGTCTGGTCGAAGGCACCCGTGATTGTCGGCGCTCATGACACCGGACCATTGATCCGCTCAAAGGACGGGTTCTGGCTGGCGATCCCCACGCCTGCAGCAGGGCGGGGCCTGCGCGGTGGCAGGATCACCCCCGGCGAATGGGAACGGCGGCGCGGGTTGCGGCTGCGGTTTGTCTATCGGCGGCGCGGGCCAAGCCTGCTGGTGGCTGATGGTCGGTTGAACAACCGCGGGCTTGGTGTGGCTTCACGGTCCAAGACGGGTCGCGGACGCAGCACGGTGCCGATCTTTCTGCTGGTCCCACAAGTGAAGCTTGCGAAACGGCTCAATCTGGCGCGGGACGCAGAGCGCGCGCAGGCGGCCGTGCCGGCGCTGATCGTGGCGAATTGGGTGGAGGACAAGCTTTGAGTTTGCGCGAAACCATCCTAGTCGCGCTGCACGCGCGGCTTTCGGCGCTGCCCGCCACCGCCCTGCGCGGTGACGGGCTGCCCGAGCGTGTCCCGGCTCAGGGTCTATTAATCCTGCGCGACGGCGAGCCGGGGGAGCCGGAGGTGACGCTGTCGCCGCTGCGCTACCACTATCAGCACCGTGCAGAGATAGAAGCAGTCGTGCAAAGAACGAACGACCGTGACACTGCCTTCGACACACTCTGCGCTAGCATTGGCGCGGCGGTCGCCGCCGATCGAATATTGGGCGGACTTTGCGACTGGGTGGAGGCTGAAGCCCCGCAGCCGGTCGATTTGCCTGTTGAAGGGGCGGCTGGTCTGAAAGCAGCCGTCATTCCAGTGGTCCTGCACTATTCCACGGCTGACCCGCTCAGCTGACCCCGCTAATCTGAGGAGAGACAAAATGGCA